CGTCAGCAAGGGCAAGATGATCAACCGGGTGCTCGACGGCCTGCCCTACGAGCCGATGACGCCCGACCAGATCAACGCCCCGAGCAACCCGCAGCGCAGCGGCTTGCAGAGCCGGGTGCGGTAGTGGGACGGCTCAAGTCGTTCCTGGACGGCTTCTACCTCATTCCCAACTCCGACCGCCCGAAGTGGCCCATCGAGGGCGGCTTCCTGGTGGAGATCGAGGAGCCCTACCGGCGGGGCCGGGGCCTGGTGTTCAAGGGCCTCAACGGGCAGTGGCAGCTCGGCTGGGGGCGGCCGGGGTCGAACCCGCTCCCCCCGCTTGATGTCTCGCCCGAGGAGATCGGCTCCTGGAACCCTCCTCCCGAGATCCCGCCGTACCCCCTCTCGCCGCCCGCCGACGGCCTGCTGTACGAACTGCTGTACCCCGGGGCTAAGATGGTGTACCACCTCAGCTACGACTTCGGCGACCCTTGCTGGCTGCCGTTCCTCGACACGTCAGGATGTACCGAAGATGCCCGTCGCTTTCTCCAGCCGCCAGAAGTTGGCCAAGTCGCTCCCGAAGGAGCAGCGGAAGGGCCGCCCGCTCCCGACGAAGGCGAAGCCCAAGAAGCTCGCCTCCCGCCTGGGCAGTTTGGCGCCTGAGGAGCTGGCGATCATCGTGGAGACCGGCCTCATGGAGGCGTCCCGGCTCTACGAGTTGTCCCTGCGTGGCGGCCTGGAGAAGGACTCCCGGATGTACGCCATGGAGCAGGCCCGGGGGAAGGCCGAGGAGGCACTCCTAGCGCTGGATGCACTCCTGTCGAGAAACTGACTTGTATATATCTCGACTGATCAGGTAGTGTGTATCACATGAGCACGATGACCCCCACCTACGAGCAGCTGGAGCTGGCCTTCGAGGCCGCTCCTCTGTGCCGTTACGAGGTCGTGGTCACCATCAACGATGAGATGGCCATCGACCTGAAGACGCCCGCCGACACGCTCGGTGAGGCCGAGGATGCCATCCGGGTGACCATGCAGGCGGCTCAGGCCGTCGGCGTGCAGATCGCCAACCACACGAGCCTCAGCTGGGTCGGCCTCCATCGTGGGGAGATCTGGCGGGCCTCCGTCACCAGCATCCCGCTGCACGACGGCTGAAAGAGCGCCGACGGCGACCAGGCTTCTCCTTGGGGGATGGGTCGGGTAGCCGTCGGCGCTTCGTCATTCGGGAGTAGCTCAATTTGGCAGAGCGTCGCCCTCTGGAGGCGAATGTTGGGGGTTCGAGTCCCTCCTCCCGTGCCACTGGTCGGGGCCGGAACCGCGAATGCCACGGAGGGTGTCCCTCGTTACGACATGCCTGTGGTAGTCGGCCCCGGCCAGTGACCCTGGGCATTGCTGCCCGATACCGCTATGATCCGACGGTATGACCTACGTCATGGACCCGGACCAGGCGATCGACCTCGGCGATCCCGATGCGCTGCGCATGTACGACGCCGACCATGCGCCGGACGATGACTTCCTCACCGACGACGACATCCCCGAGGTGCCGGAGCTGGACGAGGAGAGCGCCAAGTTCGTGGACGACCTCGTGCGCCGTACCATCGTGTTCTGCGAGGCCCTCTGCGACGTGCAGCTCCACCCCTACCAGTACGGCCTCGCCTACCGGATCGTGGAGTCACTCATCCTGGGCGACGCCGACGAGATCACCGCCCTCTGGTGCCGCCAGTCGGGCAAGAGTGAGACACTCGCCATGGTCATCGCTGGCGTCTCGGTGCTGTTCCCGCAGCTGGCCAAGACGTTCAAGATCCTGGAGAAGTTCAAGAAGGGCGTGTGGATCGGCCTCTTCGCCCCCACCGACGGCCAGGCCGACATCATCTACAACCGGGTGGCCGACAAGCTCACGAGCCCGCACGCCGTCGCCTTCCTCAACGACCCCGAGATTGACGAGAAGGCCAGCGTCAAGTCGAAGCTCCTGAAGCTGAAGAACGGCTCCTTCGCCCGGCGCCAGACCTGCAACTCCCGGGCCAAGATCGAGGGCTCCAGCTACCACATCTGCATCATTGACGAGGCCCAGGAGGCCGACGAGACGATGATGGACAAGTCGATCGCCCCGATGCTCGCCTCGACGGCGGGCACCATGGTGAAGATCGGCACCCCGAGCTTCGTCAAGGGCGGGTTCTACAAGGCGATCATGAGCAACAAGCGCCTCATGGCCGCCGGTCGGCGTGGTCAGAAGGAGAACCACTTCGAGTACGACTACAAGACGGTCGAGAAGTACAACCCCAACTACTCCAAGTTCATCAAGAAGGAGAAGCTCCGCATCGGCGAGGACTCCGACGAGTTCCAGATGAGCTTCGCCGTGAAGTGGCAGCTCGAACGAGGCATGCTCATCGCCGACGATGACCTGGACGACCTCGCCGACAAGAGGATGGAGATCACCAAGGGGTGGACGACCTCGGCCTGCGTGGCCGGGATCGACGTGGCCCGGGTGAAGGACGCCACGGTGGTCACCGTCTGCTGGGTCGATTGGGACAACCCCGACGCCGCCGGGTACCGGGAGCACCGGGTGCTCAACTGGCTGGAGATCAACGACACCGATTGGGAGAACCAGTACTTCGAGATCGCCGAGTTCCTGGCGCCCTACAAGCTGGCCTACGTCGGCGTGGACAAGCAGGGCATGGGCTCGCCCGTGGTCGAGCGCCTGGAGCGCATGCTGGGCCACCGCTGCGAGGTCATCGGCGTGGACTCCGACCTGAAGAACCAGAGCGAGCGCTGGAAGCACCTCATCCAGCTGCTCCAGCGTAGGTATATCACCTACCCCGGCCACAGCAAGGCCAGGCGGATGCGGGTGTGGAAGAACTTCCGCCAGCAGATGTCGGATGCCGAGAAGGTGATGAAGAGCCAGTTCATGATGGTGCAGGCCCCCGAGGGCAACCGCAACGTCCACGACGACTACGTGGACTCCCTCGCCATCGCCTGCGCCATGAGCCTCAACGACACGGTGGAGACGGTCGAGGAGAGCGAAGCTCCTTGGTTTGCACGCCGATAGGGGGTATAATCGCCTGGTGAGCATCCGCAAGCGTGGGGACTACCAGTTCGCTACCTCCCGAGATAGTGAAGGTGACACCAACGTGAGCGCCTTCCACGAGGGCGACTTGGTGGGCACGTTGCAGGCCACCCCCCAGAAGCACACTCCGAACGTGTGGGGAGGGAAGTTCGAGACGCATGCTGCGTACCAGCACGGACCTCAGGGGGAGTTGCTCCGCACCACGCCCGGCCAGCTCGACATGCTCGCTGTGTCACCTCAGCACCAAGGCCAGGGTCTCGGGCGAGGCATGATGAACGTGGCTCTTAACCGAGTGGGCACCGCTCGGCCAAGTACCGACCTGACTCCCGATAGCGCCGGGCTCCTCGGGCATATGGGCATCCCTCATGCCGAGGCGTCGGTGATGAAGGACAAGGCCCGCCGAGATTCCTGGGGGGAGCAGCTCCTCTGGGATAGGGAGCGCAAGTTGGAGGGCAACTGGCCCGGTGTAGTGGCGGATTCTGGCGAGGGTGACACCCTGCGGGATGATACCGTTGCCGCCCATACTCCCCCGAGCTTCCTGGCGGGCTCAACCGCCCCCGCTTCTCGGCCATCTCGTGTCGCCCCTCAGAAGGAGACGTTGTTCTGATGGCTATTCGTCAACAGGGTGACTATCAGTTCGAGTCCACGTATGAGGGTGGAGCCATGCGTGCCCACGCCAAGGACCCAAGCACCGGCAAGATCGTCGGGACGTTGTACGGAACACGTGCGAGCGCCCACCCCCACGACGCTCTGGGGGAAGATGAAGATCCGATGGACACCTTCGTCGGTGGGGCGTACGACAACATCTCGGTCCCGGGCCAGCGGCAGGGCGAGCTGTTCAACTACACCCCAGGCAGCGCCGATATGCTCGCTGTCCACCCCGACCACCAGGGCCAGGGTCTGGCTCGTGGCCTCGTCAACGTCGTGGCCCGCCGGATGGGGGCAGTAACACCAAGTGACACCCTCTCTCCTGACAGCGCCGGAATGCTGGGTCACATGGGCATCGACCACGCAGCTCCTTCATTCTTCAACGACGACGAGTCCTCCGTGCCGGGCGCCATGAAAGACCGGCGAGACTCCTGGGCCAAGGATTCCCTGGATGTGCGTAACATGTCCATGCGGGGAGACCTAGGCGGTCGTGAGGCTGAAACAGCACGCCCTGAGGTGCCGCTGCCACCGACGTTCCTCGCAGGAGCCAACGCTCCTGCCACACGCCCCGCACGCACGCCTCAGAAGGAGACGCTCTTCTGATGGTGAATCTCGCCGACTTCGGTGGCCCGCAGTTCAAGCCGAACGAGCCCGGCCCCGGCGGCCACGGCCAGCAGGGCACGCTGTTCTCGAACCGACGGCTGAACGCCGCCAACCGGACCGGCGACGAGGTGGGCCACAAGGGCTTCAGCCCCAACCGGCTCAACGATGTGCGTAGTGCTGTGGACGTGCAGGTCAACGGCGTGGACAACCCCCGGACGGACGCCGCCCTCAGTGGTATCTACACAGGCGCCGAGGTGAGGGGCGAGAACCCCGATGGGCAGAGCAACCGGGGCTACCGTGAGGCTGTTGCCACCGACATGACCCGTCAGCAGGTCCACGAGAACATCGCTCGCTCGACGGTTCCCATGAGCACGTTGATGCGCCATCGACCAGGCACCCTCTCAGCTTCGGGCACCCAGATCAACGTCGGACAGCCTGCCAATCCCGGCAGCGCTGGGTCGTACTCCCCGATGGGCGGAAACATCGTGGTTCGTCCTGACTTTGTAGAGGACAGCACGGTCATCCACGAGCTGGGTCACCAGCAGGACTGGCACTCCCAGGCCCTGGTCAACCTCCAGGCGGCATCGGAGCGGCGTAGTGGCGGGCTCTTCGGCCGGGATGCGCCGGAGCCACCGACGATGGTGCCGGGTGAGCGCAGCGGCGCCACCACCCTCGGCACGCCCGAGAACTTCGCCAAGATCGAGGGCTTCGCCGACGCCTTCGCCGACCGGCACGCCCGGCCGCACCCCAAGGCCATGGCCGACCCCAGCATGCCCGCCGACCCCGGAGGCGGCTACTCCCGCTACAGGGACAACCAGTGGGGCAGCTACGCCGGGTCGGAGGAGTCACTCCCAGCCGAGTTCGGCCCCGTCTCCCAGGCGTACACCGAGGCCCGGCGAGCCCACGGCGGCATCGACCTCCGGCCGCAGGCGAACATGCAGCAGCTCCAGTTCGGGCGCCACATCCAGGGCGTCGTGGACATCAACGACCGCAGCTGGGAACCGGCTCTCGGAATGCGGGCTCGGTAGAGCTTCCCAGCCCCGTATCCATATGCCATACTGAGGGCGCAACACCGTCCGCAAGGGAGCCCATCATGTCCTACGCACCCGAGACCGGCTACGAGTCGGCCGTCGCTGCCAACCCGCCCGGCAACAAGGGGCCTCTCCGCTTCGAGGAGGGCGTTGCCACCGACACCGACATTCCTTCCGGCTTCGCCCAGGGCGCCTACGGC